TCAGTAGCGTTCTGTAAATCTTTTCTGTTTTTAACTCTTTCTAAATTCTCTTTTTGAAACTGTTCTTCATCTTTTCTGATTTGTTTTAATCTTTCAGGAAGTTTTTCATCAAACATATCCTGTTTGATTTGTTCTGTTGTTTTACCAACCATTGTGGCTAATCGCAAAAACTCAGCAGAAAATTGTAAGATGTTTCTAATTGTTGTACTAATTGCACCCTCACCACTATCTAAGCTCAATATAAAGCCCTCATAAGCACTAGTTAATTTATCAACATCCCCACTTACTGTATCACCCATTGTTTCAGCCATCTTAGCAGCATCATCATCGGTATTATTTAAAGATGTATTAAGCTCATTGACTTCATCTCTGGTATCTGCTAGTATTGTAGCAACCACCGCATTTTCTTTTCCAAATATTTCAACAGCCTTAGCACTTCTATCAGTAGCAGAGTTAATTTCAGACATTGCTTGGTCTAAAGTTTTCCCCTCTTTAGATAGTAGTTAAAAATACATTTCTTAAACCTGTACCAGCCTTAGAAGCCTGTACATTTCTATCTACTAAAACACCTAGCATCGCAGTTGTTTCTTCAACAGATAAACCAGCCTCAGCAGTTACAGGGCCAACATTAGCCAGTTGCAACCTCAAACTTGTTTAAATCTAGTGCAGAGCTACTAAACGATTTAGCCATAACATCTACTAACTGCTTAGTATCTTCAGCTTCTAAGCCAAAAGCATTTAAAACTCCAGCAGCTACGCTCGATGATTGTGCTAAGTCTGAACCGGTAGCTTCAGATAAATTAATTATTGCACCCGTAGCATCTAATATTTCATCAGTAGTAAAGCCTAACTTTGCTAATTCCTCTTGAAGCCTACCAACCTCTGTCGCTGTTTTCCTTGTAGTACTTCCTAAAGTTTTGGCAGAATCTGACAACTCTTTTATTTCATCATCTGTTGCACCTGTAATGGCTTGTACTTTAGCCATCTGCTGTTCAAAATCCTTAATAGTATTGAAAGCCTCTTTTATTAACCTTGTTAATTGTTGTATAGCAAATAACCCAGCAAAACCAGCTACTATACTAGTACCCATCTTTTTAAAATGAGTTAGTTAGTTTGGTGGTAAAACCATCAATACCTAACATCTGCTGTCTAGTTTTTAACAGCTCTGCTCTATGTGCTTTTAAGTTTAAGTTGTTTTTTGCTACTGCTCTACTAAACTGGTCCCTAGTAATAACNNNCNTTTTTAATTGATTATTTAACCTTGTTCTCTGCTTAGTTAATGTAACTAAGTTTTTCTCAAGCTTAACAAGCTTTTTTTGTTGGGCTTCAGTACCTTCTAAATTAACTTTTATCGCTATTACCTTCTCTGCCATCTCTTATCTATAAACTGGTTCTATTAATCCTGTTATTGGGTTCTCAATATAAACCTCTATTAATTGTGAGCCATCCTCTACATAAATTGGTTTCAAAACAGGTACAGTATTACCATTATCAGTATCACTGCTATTATTACCCTGTTGGCTACCATCTATGCTTACACTTCCTAAGTTTTCAAACTTAAATAATATAACTTTTGTTAACTCATTTTGTACAGGCTTATAATCAACTACACTTTCAATAAAATAATACCCTTTAACATTAGCTTCATTATCTAAATAAATCAACTTTCTAAAATCTAAGTTTTCAATATCTGTACTGCTCAGATTAAAATACGCTATTAATCTACCTCCTTCTTCAATGTTTTTTATCATCTTAGAGTAATACGTAGAAAACAACCCATCTGAACCTGTAAAACTTAAATTTTGAGGGCTTGTAATGTTATTATAACTTTCAAAAATACCATAAGGAATAACCTCAGTAGTAGTGCCAAACTTACTTATTTTGTTATTCTCACCTGTTACATTTAACTGGTTACCATTTTGAAAAAAATATATCTTACTGTTATAGTTAGTTGTTCTTGTTTCTGGAGCTGTATCTTCATACTCATTCCATATTTTTAATGTAACAGGATAATCATTAGCATTTGCATTTACAGGTGCAGCATTGCCGTCGGTTATTGCATAAGCAGCACTGAACTCATCTAGTTCTATTTTTTGAGTGCCTTCTGTAAATCTATCTGATAAAACACTATTATAACTTCCGTAAATACGCTTATTATCATCCTGCCATCCTTTTAACCATTCATCACGATTTAAAGCTTTATACCTGAAATTTAAAGTTCTTTTGTAGGAGCTTACATAGTCAACTTCATAGCTGTTAACATCTATTTTATCAGTCCAATTAATGGCATCAGATTGTGCTTTGAAAAAACTATCTCTAGTATTAAAATAAACCGTTTTACTTTTTACATCAGTCCAATAATAGATATTAAACATTCTTGTAAAATCATTTAAAACATCTATGAATTTAATACTATCAGGAAGTAAGTTATTTAGCAAAAAGTTATCATTTTCCTCAATTGCATTCTTTTTAGATAATTTTAAAAATGTTTGTCTATCTGTCAGCCCTTGCACCTCAACATCAAAAAATGACTCTGGTGTTTTTGTTTCAATATAGATTGAGATTTTATCATTTGCCCTAGCAGCAATAGTGGTCGAAAACTGTACAGTATCAAATCCTGTACCTGCATTAGCATTTGCAACTTGCTCCTCTAATACAGTTCCTGAGCCTATTGATGTTAATGTTTGACCATTATTTACAACAGATATATAAGCATTTTGCCCTCCTCTAAAAGTGCTAATAGTTCTTAATCGCACGCTATAATATAAATCATACGTACCATCAGATGGTACAGTGTATTCATAAGTGGATATGTCATAATTATTACCTGGGTCTTTACATTCTCCTGATGTATCATTATCAAAAGGTAATCTTTTTACATCACCCGGGCTTAATGTAAAGTTGCTTCCTGATTTAACCCAGATTGAAGTATTTTCTATTGTTGTTTCATCCTGTTTAAACTTTAAATCGAAATCACAAACCAATTTTTTTAGATGTGCATTGTCAGTAAAAAATGAAGTATTTATGTTATACCCTAAAGAAGCAAAGCATTTATTTAAAACACTTTCTAAATAAAAAACAGGTCTATAATCAGATACTATTGTATCATTAGTTGATAAGTTATCACCTCGATTAATATAAGGGTAAGCATGGCTATAAGTAGTACTATCAGCAGCATTAGCAGCATCTATGCCTGCTTCATTATATGTTTGAGTGTTGTTATCCCATGTAATACTCTTTAAAGTTAATTCAGATGCTTCTTTAACCCAGTCAATATTATTTCCGTAAAAAACCAGTTCAAAACTTTCAACTTCTAAACCATTATAAACCTTACTAACCTGTAAGAATCCCTTTTCAATAGGTGAATTGTTAACCAATATTATACAAGGTTTTCTGTTTAATGCCCTTCTGTAATCTTTCCTGCTATTTATATTATCTAGATTTGATAATAAATCTGCATTGGTTTTTGTGTTTGGAACTTTAAAACTTTTGGTGAATGTACCTGTACGCTGTTTTAAATTATCAAGATTAACAATACCTTTATTAATTGCTAAAGGAAAATCATTAAAATTAGCCAATTCTAAATCACCCTGAACATTATTAGTAGTATCTATTATTCTTATAATTACTTCATTCATCCTTTAATACCTTTTGTTGAATTTGCAAAACTATAATTTAACACAAATTGTATAGGCATATCTCGCTCATCAGTTTTAAAAAAAGTACCATCTTCTATAATGATAGGAAAATAATTTCCATCAATCTCTAACCATGCCCTCTTATTAATTAACATATCACTTAACCAATGGTACTCATCTCTTCCTATTGATTTACTGTATGCCGTAAAAGTGCTGTTTAGCGTATTTTGCATAATACTAACACCTCTAGCATCACTTGAATATGTTATCCCTTTAGCTTTTATAAATGTACTCGCTTTATGCTCTAAACTTTCTTGGTTATTACCTTTAAAAGTATAACTATCTCTTTTTCCGTATTTGTTTTGCCAATGTATCCTTACATCGTGAGTACATGAACCAACTATATCAAACCTCTTTAACTCACTTACATCTCCACCATTATTAATAATCCTAACAGTATAATAAGCTACATTTGTTAAGCTTATCCCGGCAGCTATCAAATTAGCAGTTCCTACGGGAATAGTTATGTAATAAAATGTAAAATTTCCAGCTGAATAACCGGCATCCCAATCAGTAATATTAATGTAGTCAGTATTTAAAACAGCATCACTACTATCATAGGTTAATATCTCTACTTTAAATGATTGTGCTGCCGTTCCATCATACCACAATGCACCTAGATATTCACTTTGGGAAAGCTCTATATTTTTAGCAGCAGGAGTATCATTTAAAAACTTTTTAGTATTAGCTGTTAACTGATAATCTGTTGCATTAAAAGAATTTTGCTGTATGGTTGCAAGAGTACAATTAAACACATTACGTATATTGTTATCATAATAAGTATAATTGGTATTATTAGCATCGTCTGGGTCATAATCAGTAACTAAAACACCAGATGACTGAGTAACCTCATATATTTTAATCTTATACTGATTTACCCCCGTATCAGTAGCATCATAAGTGCTTAAATCTGTTGTATAAAGTTTAAAATCTAAATAATTTTGTACTACTTCATTTAATACAACCGTAAATTCATTGCTAGTACCTTTATCAATTTGCACATTCAAAGCTGCTATTCTAGTACCATCAATTAAAACCTCAACTATACATGATACCAAATTAGATGCACCACTGCTAAACCTATAAATAATTTTATCTTTTTCACCGTATGCAGCTTTGGGTACTCCTGAAGCTGGGCTTGTTATTATTGTTATTGCCATTAGTTTACTTTGTTAAAATCTTTTACCATTATAGCTATCGCATCATCATAGCCCTCAAATACTTGCTGCTCTAATTCATTATAAACTTCATCTAATTCATTATTAATCACAAAGTCTATAAATCCTTTTCTTCTGCCGTTATTGCTAAACTTAAAACTTCCCTTTGTAGGTATTCCTTCCTTATGAATAGTTTGTTGAATAGCAAAAGCCAAACTTTTAACCTGTTTATCACCGTTAACAATTGCTTTGCGTTCTATCCAATCAACAAGTACATTAATAGGTACTTTTTTACCTCCTGTTTTTCTACCTTCATTAACATAGATACCGTATTCATCCATTAGAATCTCAATAACTATGCTGTTAGGTACTTCAATAACTCTTTGCTCAAAACTGTTAACTAGATTACCACTAGCCTCATGGCCTTGCTCGATTAACTCCTTTTGTAAAGAAGCTATTATTAATTTACCTAC